CTCCGCAATATATCTGTTGGAATTGTGCCAGCTAGAAAAATAAAAGTTAGAGTAGGGGACATACTCGCCATTTATCATAAAGAAATTGCTATCAAGAAATTTCTTTTGATTTTCTAGCTTGGTTTTTAAAAAGATTTTATCGGTTTCGCTAATACCATACATCTTATTCACCTAGGTTACACAATTATATTATATATAGCCAAGAGCGCACGCTCATTCCCCACTACGTGGGGCCCCTTTTGCGTTGCGCGCTGCGCTCGTCAAGTAGCGTTCTAAGGCAAGGTGTTTATCTTTTGGATCATAATAAAACTCAGAAAAAATATCTTTTTCAGACGGAAGCATTGTTATGAATATACTAAAACTATAATCAGTTGTTTTTTCGCTCTTATATGTAGTTATATCGCCAAGAATAGGGATATTTTCAATAAATGGAATAGTCTTTGTTGATTTTATTGTTTCTTTGCTATTAATACCGCCAATAAGAAAAGAATTTGAATCAGTAAGATATACATTTGTTTTTAAATGCCTACTAGAAATTCTAGGAGTCAATGTATCATCAAGCAAACTTTCTATATATAAATCCAAAGTAAAGCTAACGTTATCATTAGTAATTAAGACATTTGTAATATAAAGCTTTAAGCCAACATCTTGATAATCAACTTGATTTGTAGTCATTCTTTGGTTGTTTTGAATTTCGATCGATGATTTTTGAATAGGGGTCTTTATAACACTCTCAATTACGCTATCTTTATTATCAATAAGGGTAACTCTAGGATTATAAAGTAGATCAGATACACCCTTTTCTTTAAGCAAATTTATAAGACTGGTGACAGAGTCTTTATTGACTTTGGTGCTATCGACCGTAAGAACGTTGGTAATAATTTTAAAGTAAAAATGATCTAGTGGATTTAAAAGTGATTCTATACGTGGGCCAATTTCTTTAAGTTTTGTGTTATCTGTGCTAATAATTGTAAAACTAAGTTGCCTTAATTGATAGCTAGTGTCAAGCCCATTAATAAGATTATTAATAATCTCATACTGGCTTTCAGTAGTAATAAGTAGTATCCTATCACTATAAACAGTGTATTTTATGTTTTCACTAAATAAAGAAAGAGCAGAAACAACATCTTCTTTGGAAACGTGCTTAAATTTGATTATATAATCATTCAATACTGGCTTATCTTCAGTAGTTGGATTATATATCAACAAGACACTATCTTGTATCAAATAATCAAGACCATTAACATTTAAAATATCTTTTAGCAACTTAGAAAAAGTATCAGTATTGCTTAGATCAAGCGTAGGTAAAAATACATCAAAGTTGGTATCAACATTACCACTAATAACAATATTTTTGCCAGTTATAGAACTAATCTCGCCCAAAAAATCGTTAAAGGTAATATTACGATATTCTAAGGCAGATAAACTACTTGAGAGCAGGAAGCATAGGACTAGAATCAGTCTTTGGAGATTTTTCATTTGCAAACCCTTGTGATGAATTTTCTAAGCTTTTTAAAACTCTTTCAAAATCTGCATGGCAAGAAACAAAATAATCAATGTAGTTGCCTGACTTCTTATCTTGTAAGAATATATGGCAGTTTGAGAAAGAAAGAAGTTGTAAGAAGCTATCTAAAGATAAATCAATGGCGTAATTTCTAAATTTACAACCATTTGGAAAGCAAGTTATCTTTAGATAGATTCTATTGCTGTTAAAAATAGTGGTGTTTATATCTGAATTATCCACGCTATTTGAAATTGTTTTAGGTGTTTTAGAATCAGAAGTATTTAAATCAACAAACCTAGTATCTTGACTAGATGGCTGATCTGGCTCATGCTTAGGCTCTAAAAATTTATAAAGCAAATAAGAAAAAACTATAAAAGCCAATAAAAATAGGATTTTTTTAGTCGCATAGCTTTTATAAATTTCTTTTGAGCCACTACTATATAAATCTGATACTTTTTGATTAAATTTTAGATTTTCAGAGCGAATAAGATTATAATTAAAATTAGATGAAGTGCTATAAACTTTATATTTAAAAAGACTACTAAAGAGCCTTTTGCCACTAGGCTGGGCCATATACATTAATTCAGTATGAACTAAATATTCTCTATTTGTCTGACGTTTAGACTGAAATAAAAAAATAATATCAATGCCAAAATGTCCGTGATAACTTAAAAACCTACCAAGACTATCGTTAAATGTTTTTGTAAAGGTGTTGTAAGCTTCATCAAGAACTATCAAACAATGATGATAATTTTCATAGATGCCATTTTTTAAAGCATATTCATCATAATTGTCTACATTATCTAAAAAGCCATTTTCATATTGAGAGCTAAGCGTATATTCTTGACTAACCGCAGTAAGAAAATCATTCTTATCATATTGCTTTACAAAGCCATCAAAATGATCAAATTTTAAGCCGTTAATATTAGTATAAATAAATCTATACTTTGATTCATCTTTTAAATGTAGCTCATACTCATCATTTATTATATGAACAGCTTTGTAAGTTTTACCAGAACGTGGCGGACCTATGATTAAACTAAGCATTTTATCTACTCATTAATGTTAATAGATCAGTTATGATCTTAGTAATGTTGGCTCTAACATATAAGATAACCCTATAAAGCTGGAGAGCAAAGAAAAGGCTAAGAATAGATATAAATAAAGTAATGGCAGTTGAAAAGGCAGAAGCTAGACCACTTTGATGTAAAAACTCCATAGCAGAGTTTAAAACAGTTTGATTAGGCAAGCCACCAAAAGAACCGCTAACGCTAGAGCCATAATCAAACATCTTAGGGATATATTCTCTTAGTAAATTCCAAATTTTCATAATAAATAAAATAGCATAGCCGGCAAATGCAATAAGAAAAGCCACAAAAGAAGCATAAATAGGCACAATAAAAGCTAAAATAGTATTTCTTATGCCAATTTTCTTGACTAGAAATTCAATAAAATTAACTATAAAACCGCCAACGGCACCAATTAACCATTTCATGATTCACCGCCTACCCTAAAGAGATATTTCAAAGAAAACATAATGATCTCGAAGCTAAACCAAATCGTAAAAAATAGAGTAAGAATAGACCTATAAGGGGTAACAATACGACAAGGATCGATCACAAATGAATTATTTTTCTGACTACCAGGAGTTGGGCCACTAATAGTAAAAGGACAAGTGCCTTTAGGAATATCAGGAGTTTCAATGCCTTTATTAAAAATTTCCAATGACTCGTTAAAATTATTCATTAAATTGTCAATATCGCTTTTAAAATTATTCAAAAAATTAAAAGCGTCATTAACAGACACATCAAATTTAGCAAGCTCGCTTTGTAAAGCTGAAAAAGAAGTAGCAGTATTAATATTAGGATCATAATTCCATTGCTCTTGCTGTTGATTCTTTATAGAGGTTAAAGTATCGTTTATAGTATCAAGCTTAGCACCATTTCTATTTATAGCTTGCTCTAAAGAGCTCAAATCAATAGACTGGGAGGGCTGGGAAGGTGTGGTAGTAGATGAACCACTACCGCCATTACCTGAACCAGACGAGTTTCCACCTGAACTTGACGTACCGTCTTTAGGGATAGAATTAGTAACTTTATTATCAGAAGTAATAGTATTGACATAACCAGTTGAAAATTTACTACTGCCTTTTGGAGTTTTATAAGTATAAGAATAAGTTACATCTTGAACCCTTGAACCAGTTTGTGTGGTAGTTTCTACAACATCAACATCTATAATACTTTGATCAGGTGTAACAATATTACCTTTGTAGGTTGCTTTATTGCCAGTATTGCTAGTTTGCTTAATTGTCATCGGCAAATTAGGAGTAGGTTTATCGGAAGTTTTAAACATAGTATTTAGATCATAATCGAGATTTATATTTTTAACTTCGTTTGGAACAGTTATTTCTTTTGTGGGGATAGGCTTAGACATATCCTTTAGCTTTGCAGTAACAACAGTATTGTTTTCAATTTTAGAAACAGAGGCATCTTTTGGCAAATCAAATTTTCTTAAATTTGGAGAAACATCGGCTAGTTTTTGTGGAGTTTTTATAATATTTGATGAAGTTGAAATAGTAGAATCAATCTTGCCAGTTTCTCTAAAGGTATTATTTAAAGCAATAGCGGAATCATCAACTGGCTTAAAATCAAAAACTGGCTCAGGGCCAGCCTTAGTAGCTTTAATATCAACTAATTGAGGTCTATACTCTAATAAATTTATCTTAGGCGCTTTTGAGCCACTAGCAAACAAACCTTTAAAAAAATTAGATAAAGAAGTAAGACCATTTTTTATAGAATTAATAGGCAACGGAATCATAAAACCGCCCATAAGAAAAAGATCACTTTCGAGCTGTTGCTCGGCTTCAAGTTTATAAAGGGTAGAAGTTGTATAACAACCTTCAGGGAAGCTCATACAAGCAGTTAATTCAAGACCATAAAGATCAGCACAATCATGATAAACCATGCCAAATGATTTACACTTATCCCTATCAATGTTAGGATCAGGAAGACACTCTTCAACAATTTTATCTCTTAAAAGAAGCTCCACCTTTCTTTCATTGTAGATCATAGGAGAAGGACACCAATCAGGACGTTTAAGTTTAGGCTCACATTTACCAGTTTCTTTATTGAAAATTTGATCAGCTGGACAAGTATCAACGCAAGTATTTTTTTCAACGTCCCATTTTTGACCAACTGGACAAGAATCAACGCACTGCATAGTTTCGGTGTTAAATTCTTGATTTAGCTTACATCTTGCAACGCTCTTGGTATTAAATTCAAGATAAGTATAATAAGTAAAAATAGGGTCTTTTGGATTATCAGAAGCAACATAATATTCATAATCGCCAGCACCACCACGTTGACCAAAACGGCCAGTTTTAGCAGGACCGCCTATATAATAAAGAGAATAACCAGAATCTCGATAAAATCCTGGAGATTTTGAGCCAGCAAAATAATAGGCATCTCGTCTAATAGTAACAGAAATAATTTCATATAAATCCCAAACTGGCATTCTAAAGCCAATGAGATTATCCCCTTTTAAAAATTTAGCATCAGCTGGAACAAATGTGCTAGGTAAGTTATAGTCACGCATAACATCATAAAGGCCGTTATCGCCGTTTTTAGAAAAAGCAAGAGAGTATAAAAGAGATAAGAAAATGAAAGATCTAACTAGAAATTTCATATAAAATCCTTAAATAAATTTTTATCCATAATATTTAATTCCTATACGCTACTGACGCCCTTCGGTTGTCGCTTCATTTTTTCAGGAAAAAATGAAGTTTAAAATTTAGTATCGAGCGCCTTTAAAATTTAAAACCTATTTGACAAAAGAAAGAGCTATAACGTAAATAAAAATAGGAACGAAAAAGAGAGAAAAAACGTTTAAAAAATAGTTAAATACATCGTTGTTAAATACTTCAATCATCGTGTAGCTCCGACTATGATTAAGCCAATAAGGAAAGAAAATGCTATAAGTACCGCAGAAAGACCCATTAAAAAATTAAATTGATGTTCATATATACCTAAATTTGGAATTAAATCATTTTTTTGTATGTAGCAAATATTAGTTTCGGTATCAAAAATATAATTAGTTTGAAAATTAGGAATAGAATCATAAGAAATAGAAACGCTACTATCAAAATTTACAAGAAATATTGTTTTATCTTTTATATAGAAATCTTTAACGCAGACATTTAAATTAGGGATATATATAGCATTTTCTTTCATTATTATGCACCTTTAAAGGGGCAAGAAGCCCCTAAAATTACTTGATGAAAGACTTAACTCTGCCAGCTATCATAAAGATGAAAGCAACAGCGATAACACCAGCAAATACGTAGTCAAATAAAGCATAGTCAGCTTTTAACGGCGTAGTTGGAATAACTGGAGCATCTCCAGCGAAAAGAGCAGGAGCTGAAAGCAATGCAGAGCCAACAGCAGCAACTTTAACCTTAGTAGATTCTAGAAAATTTTTAGTTTTTTCCATATCTAACTCCTTTTTATAAAATTATGAGTATTAAACTCTAGAAAATCTATAAAAATAAACTTTCTAGAGTTTAATGCGGGAGAGTGGTTTGCTACTCACATTAAGGCATAGCCCCCGCTTTTTGTTATTTAGATGGCTTTGTTTCCTTTAAAAAAGGGTTTTCATTGAAAACTTGGAAACTCAAACTATCATCAGGGAACATATAAGCACCATTACGAGTATTTAAAAAACGATATGGAACGGCAATATATTTGCCTTTGACAGAGTCAAATTTTGGCTTAAGAGAAAAGTCATAATTAATAGTTTCGGTTGATTTGACAAGATAGCCATGCTGATCACGACTTTCAAAGGTAATAGTTACATCAATAGATGATGAAACTTCGCCGGTCTTTTTGTCAATACGAGAAATAGGACGAACTTCGTCACAAAGGCCTAAAAGGTAAGTGTACATGTGTAGCTCCTTAAGAAATATTTATTTGTAGCTTAGTATTTTAGGGGCAGAGCTACACCACCCCCAACAGTTTTACAACATATTAAGGTTGTAACAACCAAGCCCCAAAACATCTTCACTCTGTTGCGGGCGGTTTGTCAATTTATAAATAGTTTAAAGCCATATTAAGGGCAAAATTTACATACCTTCGATAGAATCGAAAATATGAAATCATTTCATACGAACAATGAAATTATTTCATAATGTAACTTAAATAAAAATTAAAAATGAAAGAATTTCAAAGAATATGGAAAAAAAAGAAATCGCAAATTTACTTGAAATAGAGCTAAGAACTCTCTATAACTGGGAAAAATCAAGACCTAAACTATATAATTTTATTATGGAAAATATTAACTCTACACAAGAAAATGCTTCAAAAATAGATGAATTAAAAAAATATTTTGAAAAATTATCAGACATAGAACAAGAATATTTTTTATCTAGCCTAAAAGTAAAAGTATTAGAAAAAGAAATAAAACAAACAGAAATACACAAATGACAAATGCAGAAATCGCAAAAAAGCTCAAAATAGCCGAAAAAACTATATACAACTGGCGTAAAAATAGAAAAGAACTTTTTGAAGTTATAGAAAATGGATTAAATTCAAAGAAAAACAAAGAAAGCTTATATGTAAATGATACATATAAAGAATTAATACAGCTCTTTGAAAAACTATCAGAACAAGAAATTCAATACTATATCCTAGATATAAAAACAAGAATTTTAAAAAAAGAAATAGATAAATGAATAAAAGAGAGGCAGCCAAATTTATCGAAAAAGATATAAGCACTATCTATAACTGGAAAAAAACTAACCCCAACCTATACAAAATACTAGAATTTTATTTTCAAAAAGAAAATGAAACTAATCCAAAGTACAAAGAGCTAATAGAACTATTTGATAAGCTAAGTGAGATAGAACAAGAATTTTATTTATCAGACATAAAAGCAAGAATACTTAAAAAAGAGATGGATAAATGA